ATTGATGTAGAAGATGAAGAAAACTGAAAGGGAGTATTTACAGAAAGTACAAGAATTAGGTTGTATCGCTTGTATTAAACTTGGATATTATGATACACCTGCCGAGATACATCATGTTAGAAAGCTTGGAGAAAAAAGAAACCATTTCAGAGTGATACCATTATGCCCACATCATCACAGGACAAGCAAAGAATCACATCACTTAAATCCAAAATGGTTCAAAGAAACCTTTGGTACACAAGAAGATTTATTAAAAGAAGTTGAGATATTGTTAGATGTCAAAAGTAAGAATCAATAAAAGAAAAGAATATAGAGAACAGCTCAGGATGTTTATATCCATGAGTAATGCACTAAGAAGAAGAATAAGGCAGTTGTTTAAAGATTACTCTGAGTTAGCAGAAAATTTATACAATGATATAGGTGAAATACCACAGGAATACTACGATGACTTTTATAACGATACACTCAACATCTTAAATAGAAATGCAAGAGACATCATTATTTCTGTCGGTAACAGGCAACATAGATTAAGATTAACTAAACAAGAAGAAAATGAAATCGACCCAATCATAGTCAGATATGTTGCTACAGCAACAGCACAGAATGTAAGAAATATTACAGAGACCACTCGTAAGAAGATACAAGCTGATATTTCACTAGGTTTAGAGACAGGGCTATCAACAGACCAAATTGCAAAAAACATTAGAAAATCGACTGCATTTGCTCCAACTAGGGCTACTCTGATAGCAAGGACAGAATCACATCAAGCAATGAACTATGGTAATCAAGAAATTGCAAAAAGATTAGGACTGACAAGACCACTCAAAGAATGGGTATCAGCAATGGATGAAAGAGCAAGGTCATGGCATAAAAATACTGATGGTCAAAGAGTGGAGATTGATAAACCATTTAAAATACTTACACCAACAGCAGGTGGTGGTGTAGCAGAAAAAGAACTGCAATATGCAGGAGACCCACAAGGTGGAGCTACAAATGTTATAAATTGTAGATGTTTTGTAATATACTATGATGAGGGAGACATTGTTGAGTAAAAAAGAAGAAGGCAAGGCAAAAGGTCAAGATTACGAGAACTTCTACACAGAAGGCATAAATAAAGGGCTTTCTAATGCCCAAGCATCACTATATGCCCATGATTTACTAGCTAAAAAGTACAATTATAAGAATCCTTTCACAATTAAACCAAAATCCATATAAAAAACCTTTGACTTATACTTTAAGTATGTAATAATACCCATATAAGGTAATAAAACCTTATATTTAACAAAGGAGAAAATTATGACAAACACACAAGAAAATATAGTATCTAACCCAATAATTGATGAAATCGAAGCACAGCTCGACTTTGAGATTAATAAAAAGAAAGCTAAAATTTATAAAGAAGCAAGAGTATTGCTTATGGGTGTTACACTAGCTAATGCTGTTACACCATACACAACAAGAAGGTGGGGTGAGAAATTCACGAAAGAATTGTCTCGCAGAGTAAAAAGTGTAGACCTCTTTAAATTTCAAACTAAAGTAGAAACAATCAATAAATCATTATCTAAACTAGCTAATGAGCTTGATGACCTTTACTATGTCAAGAGAGGAATACTTAACAATTTCAAAACTGATGGTTTAGCTAAAACTCTTTTAAACATGGTTGAATATAATAAGAGACAACAGAACGATAGAGATAAAGTAGAAAAAGCAATAACTCAGGTCAATAAAATTTTAGGTACTATCTAAAGACATTGTAAATGAGTAAAGAGAGAGCAGACTTAGTTCTGCTCTTTTTTTATTGTTATTATAAGTAGTTTGTTGTTACAATAACCACAATACACTTGACAGGGATTTCGAGTTATGGCTATTGACCAAGAGGACAACATGGAAGTTGAACAAAACATTCTTGATTTAGAATGTGAATACAAAGAAATGGAAACAGAAGATGATGGCTCGTTTGAAGGCTATGCTTCAGTATTCAACAATAAAGACTTAGGCAATGATGTAATCCGACAAGGTGCATTCACTAAATCCATAGCAGGAAGAAAAGCAAGTAGTGTAAAATTACTTTACCAACACAAAACCGATGAACCTATCGGTGTAATAGATTCCCTAGAAGAAGATAAACGAGGACTTAAAATTAAAGGTCGTTTAGCTATGGGTACTCAAAAAGGTAGAGAAGTATTTGAATTAATGAAAATGGGAGCATTAGATTCCATGTCAATCGGCTATAAACTTCAACCTGATGGTTATAAGTACGATGATAAAAACAAAAGAAGAGTAATCAAAGAAGTAGACCTAATGGAAGTCTCAATGGTTACATTCCCAATGAATCCAAAGGCAAAAGTAACGAAAGTTAAATTAGCAGAAATGGATGCTAGAGAGATAGAAGCATACTTGCGAGATGTTGGTGTGATGTCTACGACTGTAGCGAAGCAAACTGCAAACATACTTTATAAATCATATCAAAGTGAAGATTCACTTGAAATGGTTGATGGTATCAAGCAGTTAATCAATAAACTTTAACTAAGAGGACAATTATGTCAGAAGAAGTCAAAACAGTCTTAGATGAGTTAGGTTCTAAATTTGAAGATTTCAAATCAGAAAACAAAACTCGTTTAGATGAAATTGAAAAAAAAGGACATGCTGACCCACTACTACAAGATAAAGTTGATAAAATGTCAGATGACATTGCTGAACTAGCAGAAGTCAAACAAGCACATGAGATTCAACAAAAAAATCTTGAAGAAGCGACAGCGAAAATCGAAAGTCTCGAAACAGTCTTAGCTAGACCAAATGCTTCTGCATCTAAAGATGTAGATATCCAAACAAAAGCATTCGGTGAATGGTTAAGAAAAGGTGAAGTGGATGAAATGGAAAGAAAAGCACTTTATGAATCAGATGATACATTAGGTGGTTTCTATGCTCCTACTGAGTATGTTGCAGACCTTATTAAATCTGTAACAGAAATTTCTCCAATTCGTTCTATTGCGAGAGTAAGACAAACAGATAAAAGAGGAATTGAGATTCCAAAAAGAACAGGTCAGTTCTCTGCATCATTTGTTGCAGAAACAGCTACTCGTTCAGAAACAACAGGCTACACAACAGGCATGATGTCAATCGATGCTCATGAAATGTATGGTCTAGTTGATATCTCACAAGCTATGCTTGAAGATTCTGCTTTCAATTTAGAATCCGAAATGGGTACTGAATTCGCAGAACAATTTGCAAAACTTGAAGGTACTTCTTTTGTTTCAGGAAATGGTGTTGGTAAACCTTTAGGATTTACTGATTCAACAGCAGGTGTTTCTTCTACCAATTCAGGTAGTGGTTCAGCACTTACAGCTAATGGTATCTTAGACTTGGTATATGCTATCAAATCTGACTATCTTGGTAATGCTCGTTTCGTAATGAACAGAACAACTTTTGCTAAACTTCTACAACTAGAAGATGGTGAAGGTCAAAAAATATTCCATGTTGGTTTAAACCTTGTAAATGGTGCACCTTCTACAATAGCAGGTCATCCATATACATTGGCTACAGATATGCCTGATATAGGTGGTAGTGCTAAACCGATTGCTTTCGGAGACTTCTCTAAAGCATATACAATCGTGGACAGAGTAAATCTTTCAGTAATGAGAGACCCATACTCACAAGCTACATCAGGTAACATTAGATATGTTGCTCGTAGAAGGGTCGGTGGAACAGTAGTTCTTGCCGAAGCAATTAGACTACAAAACATTAGTGCATAACAGGAGACAACTATGAGAGATTTATCTAACAACTTAGTTGCTGTAGTGGGAACTGTTCCTGCTGTTGTGACTGCTGATGCTAATGGGACAGCAGTAGACCTACAAGGGTTTGAATCTGCAATGGTTATTGTTAATACAGGTATAGAGGGAGATACTTTATCTTCTTCTGTCAAGTTTGACTTTATCCTTGAAGAATCAGATGACAACTCTACTTATACTGCTGTAACAAGTTCAACATCTGTAACTGAAACTTCTGTTGATAGTAGTGGTATATTTTTAACATTAGATGCAAATGGTGAAACACCACAAATCAAACAAATTGGTTATATTGGTGGAAAACGATACATCAGATGTAAAATTGATGCTACAGGTACTCATTCAAATGGTACTCCAATGTCAATAGAAATAATAAAAGGTAATCCACAGGATTCTGAGGATGCTTAATTAGTCTATAAATAGACTAGGTGGGTAGATTTATCATTCGGTCTACCCACCGATTGAGGTATACTATGACTGTGAGTACAGCATATACTGAGAGAGAGTTAGCTATAATTAAAGCTATCTACAAGATTGACCCAAAGGCTAAATTTAGCATCAAAGGTGGGTTAGAGAATCGTATTGACTTCTTGTATGGTGGTATCATATGGGAATCAGAACCTATTTCATGGGAAGAAGTAGTAGAAAAAATGTATGAATTAGAGGTAAATAAATGAAGATTAAAATGTTAATGGATTCATGTGGTACTGCAAACGAAAGTGGTAATGCTACAAAGATTTATAAAAAAGATGAACAGGTCGAATGTAGTGCTAAGTGGCAACAAGACTTAGCTAAAGTATTTGTAGCTGAAGGACAAGCTATGGAAATTAAAACTGTAGAGCCTGAAGAAAAGAAAGTTACAAAAAAGAAAACAGAAGCAAAACCAAAGAAAAAGAAAGCAGTTAAGAAGTAGTGACATATGGCTCGTACTATCGGAACAGACTTTCAGGCTCAACTAGATAGCTCACAGCTACAACCTTTCTATGCTGTTTCTTTTGGTTTCTCACCAAGCAAATTAAATCTATGGACAGGCTACAATGATATTTTCATAGATTCCGAGACTTATATTGGTTCAGGCAATCTTATAGACATATCACAGATAGAAGAATCTGCTGAGATAAGAGCCACAGGTGTCAAGATAACACTCTCAGGTATTCCATCATCTTTGTTGTCGGAGATTCTTACAGAAGATGCACAGGGTACAGTAGTAGATATTTTCTTCGGTGTTTTAACAACAACCAATAACGAAACAGTCATAGTAGACACACCTTATAAGATATTTGGTGGTTTCATTGATGTTATGACAATAGTGGAGAATGGTAATGAAAGTCTAGTATCTGTATCAGTAGAAAATGCACTCATTACTTTAGAAAAAGCAAAAGACAGAAGATACACAGACCAAGACCAAAAGAATTTATTCGCAGGAGATAAAGGTTTAGAATTTGTCGATGATTTACAAGACAAGTCTATAGCATGGGGTGGTGGAACTAGATAATGTATTATGTCATTGAGTTATTTTATAAATTTAAAAAATATCAAGACTTCACAAGAGAAGACTTATTTAGCTATCTAATACCTGTATTCAATTCAGGTCAATTCAAAATATTTTATGACAAGGGTGAAGCTGTAGGTTTTGTTTCTTGGGCATACTTAGATAAGCACAGAGAAGATATTTTTAGAAAGACAGGAAGTTTATTAAGTTATAATTGTGGCAATAAGCTATGGGTAATCGATGTATTATCTACAAGAAATGTAAAAAATGAAATGAAGTGGATAAAAAATTACTTTACTAATGAACTCGGCATCAATGAAGACA